ATCTGAAGATTTAATGTATGTAATTGAAGAAAATGTTTGATAAAAAAGAATTATGGTTGCACTTAGAGGAATATGAGTGCTTGCTTGCTGATGGCTTTAATGATGGTGTTATAGGAGTGACATTTGGGGTAGAACCAAAAGCTGTATATAGTGTAAGTAAATGTTTGGATATACTTGTAGAAGAAGGCATGAGTATGGAGGATGCTATAGAACATTTTGAATACAATGTAGCTGGAAGCTATGTAGGGGATAAAACTCCTGTTTGGGTGTACGACTGTCAGGAGGATGAGTAAGTTTACCACAGTATCAGCCTCAGAACGTCTTATGAGAAGTATGGAGGTGGCTATAAACAACATGATAGAGGAAGTAAAAAAACCTGTTGATCCTGAGATCAACGGTAGTGCTAGAAAAGCAGAACTTCAATCTATCAAGCAAACAGCCACCGACTGTAAAGAACTTATCATAGAAAGACAGAGGTTAGAGCAAATGGTAAAAGATTTAAAAAGCAATGGGGAAATAGATCAGGCGAAGGATTATACTGGAGGATTTGCTGAAAGATTTTCTAAGTAATGGCTTACAAAGACGCTAAAGATCAAGCTGCAGCAGCAAAGCGTCACTACGAGGCTAATAAGCAAAAGATAAAAGATCGTAGTAAAAAGAAAAATAGAGAAAACAGGAAAAGAAACAAAGAGTATATAGCTTTTGTTAAAACCTTATACTCATGTGTTGATTGCGGTGAAAGCAATCCATTGGTTTTAGAGTTTGATCACGTTAGAGGTGAGAAGAAGTCTAATGTGTCAGATATGGGTAACCAATCTTACTCTTTAAAGACTATACAAAAAGAGATAGATAAGTGCGAAGTAAGGTGTGCTAACTGTCATAGACTGGCTACACACAAAAGAAGAAATAGTTGTAACTTGCAAAAACAATGAGGGTTGTTAAGAAAAGAAACTATAGAAAGGAGTATAAAAAATTCCAAGCTTCTAAACAGGAGAAGAAAAACCGTGCAGCAAGAAATAAACGTAGGAGAAAAGCTGAAAGAGACGGTAGGGTTAAGAAAGGTGACGGAAAAGATATACACCACAAAGGATCAAAAACTAAAGTAGAGCCAAAGTCTGTAAACAGAGGTAGAAAAGAAAAGTCTAGACTAAAGGGCTCTCGTAGAAAATAAATTAAATTGAACGTACTGTTATATACTGAAGAGTATGAAGACCCTGCTATTAAAATTTGCCCCAACGGTTCGGAGGGTGAAATTATCGAACTCGGTGGGATACTCATTTGTCTTCCCAAAGCACCGCCCAAGAAACAAATTCTCGGATATAAAAAATCAAAGTCTTTGCAGATGTGGGAGAGGGCACCTATGCCCAAAGAGTTGTCTCGTATTCGTTCTATGGATGAGTGGTCGGAAACGCCAAGGGAGTTTAGAGAAAGGTTTCGTCCGTATATCGAAGAAGAGTTTAGACGTAGGCGTGAGGGTTTTTGGTTTTATAACAACGGTACACCTACATATATTACGGGGAGGCATTACATGATGCTGCAATGGACCAAGCTAGATGTCGGTTACCCGTATTTTCTTAACTTTCAACGTGAAATCTATCTACATATGGCTGCGTGCGAAGTCGATCCCCGTTGTATCGGTCAGCTATATACTAAGTGTCGTCGTTCTGGTTATACCAATATATGTAGTTCTGTTCTTGTGGATGAAGCTACACAGGTTAAAGACAAGCTTATGGGGATACAGTCAAAGACTGGTAAAGACGCTCAAGAGAATATTTTTATGAAGAAGGTGGTCTACATGTTTAGACACTATCCATTCTTCTTTAAGCCAATACAAGATGGTACAACGAATCCACGTATGGAATTAGCTTTTCGTGAACCATCAAAGCGTATCACCAAAAACAATAAAACGGCACAAACTGGTGAGGCGTTAAACACAGTTATTAATTGGAAAAACACAACTAACAATGCATACGATGGTGAGAAGCTACACATATTGTATCTAGATGAGGCAGGAAAATGGGAAAAACCAACAGACATAAGGGACGCATGGAGGATTCAGAGGACTTGTTTGATCGTCGGAAGAAAAATCGTAGGAAAAGCTCTAGTAGGAAGCACAGTAAATCCAATGGACAAAGGTGGAAAGGAGTACAAGAATTTATGGGAGGACTCGAATCCGACGGAGAGGAATGCGAATGGTAGAACTAGGACAGGGCTGTATAGACTTTTTATACCAGCCTATGAGTCGTTAGAAGGCTTCTTTGATAAGCATGGGCATCCAGTTATGGAAACTCCTGAGAAAGCTATAGAAGGAATAGACGATGAATTAATATTTAGCGGGGCTAAAGAGTTCTTAAAGAATGAAAGAGAGTCGTTAAAGGATGATGCGTCTGAGCTTAATGAGGTGATACGACAGTTCCCTTTTACTGAAGATGAAGCATTCAGAGATAGTATAGAGGGAACTATATTTAATGTTGGGAAGATATACGAGCAAATAGAGTATAACGACGAGCTATTCCCTAACCCCGTAGTTAAAGGTAATTTCATATGGAAAGGAGGTAATAAAGACACTGAAGTTGTTTTTACTCCAGATCCTAACGGTAGGTTCAGAGTATCATGGATGCCTCCAGAAGATTTAAGAAATAAGAAACTTATAGAAAGAGGTAAAAGAATAGCACCCAACAGTTCTATAGGTTGCGGAGGAGTCGATAGCTATGATCTTGATGCTACTGTAGATGGTAGAGGATCTAAAGGTGCCCTACATATGTATAATAAATTCAATATGGAGCACCCAGCAAATATGTTTGTTGTAGAGTATGCAGCTAGACCTCCATTAGCTAAAATATTTTACGAAGATGTACTTATGTGTGCGTTTTTTTACGGTTACCCCATCTTAATTGAAAACAATAAGTACGGTATAGCAAGGTATTTTGAATCAAGAGGTTACGACGGTTATCTAATGGATAGACCTAAGCACTTAAGTTCTAGCAGTACCATTAAGTCTAAGACCAAAGGTATTCCGTCAAACTCTCAAGATGTTATACAGGCACACGCACATGCAATAGAATCCTATATACATAACCATGTAGGTATAAATAGAGAAACTGGAGAGGTAGGTAATATGTATTTTAACAAAACTTTAGAAGATTGGATAGGATACAAGATAGATAAAAGAACAAAGTTTGACCTTACAATAAGTTCTGGTCTAGCTCTTCTAGCGTCACAAAAAGTTAAAAAGAAAAAAACGTCAGACTTCGCTGAACGCAAGTTTTTTAGACGATATAAAGTCATCGGCTAATTTCTTATATTTGCAATTATATACTCTAAATAGATGAACAAGTACAAAGGCTCAAAAAACTTTCCCAACCCTTTAGCAGCTCAAGAAGAAAAAGAGTCTAAAGAGTATGGAGTAAAGTACGCAAAAGCAATAGAGTCGCAGTGGGGTACAAGGAATAATTCAGAATCTATCTTTTCTAAAAGGCATCATATGTTTGAAAAGAATAGAAAGTACGCTAACGGAACTCAGGACACAAACATATACAAAAAATTACTAAATAATTTAGATCCTAACTCTGGAGATGGTAGTTTAATAAATATAGATTACACCCCAGTTCCAGTTCTACCTAAATTTGTAAAGATATTAGTCAATAAAGTACTTTCTAAAGATCCTTACCCCAATCTAGAAGCCGTAGACCCTTTTTCTTCATCGGAGAAAAACAGGTCTAAGAAAAGAATTGAGGATCAAATAAAGAATAAACAGAAGCTGCTGGCTTTAAAAGAGGCTACAGGCACTGTTCTTGACATAGATCCAAATCAACTTCCTGATACAGAGGAAGAAGCTGAAATCTACATCAACAATAACATTAAGAGTGATGCAGAAATAGCTGCACAGATTGCAACAAATATGACATTATCGTGGAATAACTTTAACGATAGTGTATTTAGAAGGTGTGTTAATGACCTTGTTGCTCTTGGTATGTGTGTTGTAAAGAGGAGTAACGATCCTAACTATGGGATTAACACAAAGTATGTAGATCCTAAGAATTTTATTCATAGCTCTACGGAAGATCCGTACTTTGGAGATATGGTGTATGCTGGACATGTAACATCTATGCCTATACAAGAGTTAAAACGTATTGCAGGCGATGAGCTTACAGAAAAAGACTACGAAGAAATAGCTAAGAAAACAAAAGGCTATAACTCTAACTCATACATAGACACTAGGATGGGGAAGAGGGTTTACGAGTATGATGAGTATATGGTTGACGTTCTTGAGTTTGAATTTATATCTGTTGACTGCATGCATTACGAGGAGAAGGAAAATAGATTCGGAAACAGAAATTTTTTCTATGAGGGTTTTTCATATAAAGAAAGAAAGTCAAGCGTGTTTGAGCGTAAGGGCCATCATATGGAGGTAGAAAATGTTTACAAAGGTTATTACGTTTTAGGATGCAACAAGCTGTTTGGATATGGAAGAGCTAGCAATGTTCCAAAAAACATTCACGATATATCTAAATCTAATTTATCTTATTCTGTAGTTGCTACAAACATTCAGGATCAGATGCCAAAATCTATGGTTGATAGCTGTGTAGGTTTTGCAGATATGCTTCAATTGACTCATTTAAAGATTCAGCAAGCTGTAGCTAAGTCAAAACCTGATGGATTAATTATAGATATCGAAGGTTTAGAAAATGTTCAACTCGGCAAAGGAGGTGAGCTTCAGCCATTAGATCTTCACGATATATATGAACAAACTGGTGTATTCTACTATAGAAGTAAAAACCCAGAAGGTGGTTTCCAAAACCCTCCAATCCGTGAGATCGGTAATACGATTAGAAATATTAATGAGCTTATAGGGCTTTACAATCATTACTTAAGAATGATTCGTGATGTCACAGGCATAAATGAAGTTGTTGATGCGTCTACTCCTAAAGGAGATGCTTTAGTTGGGGTTCAGCAACAAGCTATAGCCGCTTCAAATAATGCAACTTACGATATAACAAATGCTTCTTTAATACTGTATAAAAAAGTTTGCAAAGACATTATAAAGTGTTTGCAGATACTACCTGAAGAATCTGTTATTTCTGAGATTTACAGAAACGCTATTGGAGAACATAACATGGCTATTCTCTCTGGGTTCTCTGACCTTCCTATGTATAACTTTGGAGTTCAGGTGCAAAAGAACATGGAGGACAAGGATAAGGCGTTCTTAGAGCAAAACATACAAATAGCTTTAAGCCAGAAAGAAATAGACTTAGAGGATGCTATGGCTATAAGAGACTTAAAAGATGTAAATCAAGCTGAAAGACTTCTTATTACTAGACGTAAGAAGAGAATGGAGTTGCAACAGAAGATGGCTCAACAAAACTCTCAAGCACAAG